CTGTCTGTATACTTCTTCACGCACACTCTCAGGGAGCATCATTGGAGCTACAGTTTCTTTAATAGCTATGTGTGTAACGTTACCCATTGGATCACGCTTGATAACATAACGATCAAGTTTAAAGACACGCATACCACCTTCGTCAGGTAGATACAATAAAGAGTTACCAGTAACCAGTAAGTTCTTGAGTGCTTGGAAGATACCGTTCCTAAAGTTCTGTACTTCTACTTCCTGTGATACACTACGCTCTACATCAGCTAATGCTTTCTCTAAGTCAGTACGTAGTTGTTCTGCTCCTTCTACTCCTAGGTCTTCCTTAGCTTTGTCCAACTCATATTTATCTATAACAAGTCGGAAGAAGGGAGCGTTAGGTGGTAGCAGTGCAAGCAATAACTTACTACTTAGATTTAATACACCTCTAGCTCCTATGCCTTGGTACGGTGTGTAGTACTTAGTAGCGTGGCTGTGTCCGTCAGGTGGTAAGACATACGGAAGCGTAAGCTCAGAAGAGGTACGACCTCGATCTAAGAAAGAGTACCGTTGGTTCTCTAAGCTGTGGTATAGCCCTTGGGCTGTTTCGTGCATTAGGTGGTAAGAGTAAACGCAGCGGTCTCGTACAAGGTAGCGTCAGAAGAACCAGCAGAAGTAATAGCGATGTACAACTTCTTGTCGGATGTGTTAAAGAACAACTCTCCTTTCGATGCTTCCTTCTTAAACTTATCTTCGTCCCCTGCCGTATCGCCAGTCTTAATAGCAATGGAGAAGTCCTTCCTGTGCAATTTATTGTAAGCCATGACTACTTAGCTTGCGGTTCCAGCACTGATGCAAGGAGAGGATGGGCGGAGGCGTAGGTCGCCTGTTGTTGTGTTTACGAATTGCGGGTCTGCGTATACATTGTCTGTACCGCCGCTTGTATGACTTGTGCTATTCATTTGATGTATACAACAGTTAGTACACTCAGTAGTATCGATTGCACTTGCGGCTATAGCACTAGAATTATCTGATGCGAAAATAGTGTTTTTTATTGTTGGAGGAGTAGTTCCGCTGGTAATACCATTTGATCCAACGCTTGAACATTTTAGAAAGAATGAACAACCATTTACAGTCGCACCGCCTAATTTGTTTCCGAATAGGAGACTACTTCCACTATAATCTACGGTAAAACTTGAGTTTGTAATGCTATGAGCAGACGTGTCTTTGTAGGAATAAATTATACCCAATCCACTATGAGTAGATGAGGCAGTGTCGATGTGTTTTATATTGTTTAATGTTGTTGCTGTGTCATTACTAGAGTGCATAATCATCCAAGTAAGATTAGCTGACGCAAAACCCTCGGCCTTAAATGTATCGGTAGTAGAGGAACCAATTTTAATGTAGCTCGTACCTACTAAATACGCACCGTGATCATTAAGGCTTTTAAAAGTCATGTCTGTGGCCCCACCAGCATCCCATGTTTCAGTCCCTAAGTTGTAAGTACCATCCAAAAATAGAATAGTCCCTCCACTTCCAGCATCTGATTCTGCTGAACCGAGTGATGAATAAGCGTAAGCGTTAGCGGCACTTGTCCCGTCTGCGGAACCCTGTGCGGTTGGTGCGATGTATACTGTTGCCATGATATGTGTGTCTCTAAGTTAAGTTTGTTGTTAAGCGATTGAACCACCGCTGATTAAGATTGGTGCTGGGTTTGCCCCGATGTCGGGTAAGTTAAAACCTTGTCTAGTAGGTAAACCGTTTCCTCCTACAGAGTCGGAGTCTCCGCTGATTACTGAGTAAGTACCTGATGTCGTTGTAATCTCAATATCAGGCTCGGTTGAATCTTCTACTACTGATACTCCTGTGGTTAATTCTAATCGACCGGATGGGGTAGTTAAGTAAGCCCTAGATGAGTCGTTCTTGACTACAAAATCTAAGTTTCCATCGCTGTCTGTAACAACTACAACCGACCCACTAGGGTTATCTATTACCTTTAACGATTGATTAGGATACGCTCCGATGTGCGGGTTGTCCGTGCCACGAAGTGCGGTAGTGAGCGGGGTGTCTACGTCGACTGATACAGTACCGGGTACAAAGTTTGAACCGTCCCATTTAAGTAAGTCATCGTTAGTGGGAGCAACTGTGCTGGTGTCTACATCGGCTAATACATCGATGCTATCTGTAGTCTCCACCATGTTTGTTATGCCTGATGGTTGGATAGCTGTGTCTGCTAAAGCTCCTTGGGTTGATGTTGCGTAGTCGGATGAATCAAATGCTTTTACTTGGGCAAGGTTAGTAACCTCGGAATCCATCAAAGCTCCAGCCGCTGTTACATTCGTTGCATCTGTTACATCTGCACTTGCCTCTATCCCATCTAACTTAGTCTTGTCTCCGTCTACGAATGCACCTTCTGATGGTTCTGCTTGTAACCCACTGATGTCTGCCGATTGTACGGGAGCGAGGGTCATTAAGTTGGTAACGGTTACCTTCTTCGTGGTAGGTGTACCAGATACGTCGTCTACTAATGGAAGTAAATCAGCTCCTACGGGACTGGTCTCTTCGGTCAGCTCTGTTATTTTTTTATTGGCCATGAGTATTAAGCGGGTTCAAATAATAATATTTCATTGAGTTCAGTTGTCAATGGTTCACTTGCTTCCGTAAAGATTGCTCCGTCTATGACTTCTTCTTGTGGTGCGTCAAATCCGTAGAGCTTTTCAAAGGCAGGTCGTATGAAGTTGCCGGGCAAAGCGATAATGTTGCTGGGCTTTTCAAGCGACGGTGTGAGTAACAAGGACATAGATGTTATAGAGAGTCAACTGTTCCAGTAGCGTAGACAGCGTGTGTACCTCCTGTTACTGATCCATTCACCCTTATCTTTTCGTAGTGTCCGTGGTCATCTCTAACCATAACTGATCCTTCAGCACTTAGAGATTGTGGGTGTATGACGTGCCAAGCTCCGCCAATATAAGCTTCAATATCTAAAGCAGCAGTACCAGCACTTGATGTATTAAACACAAACGTCCAACCTTTATCTCTTTCTACGTTAAACTCTTGGGCAGGGAGTGTGGCTGTGTTATCTCCAGTCTCTCCTGTATTAGGAAATAATGTTTTCTTATCTAAACTTCTCATATCTATTTAACTGTTATCGTGAAAGTTGTACACCTACACCACCGCTTCCTCCCATTCCGATACTAGGACGACGACGAGCAGTAACTTGAGCCGTGCCACGACGACGCTTAGTAGGTTGAGTAGCCCTCTTAGTTGGTGCTTTCTCTGCCATCTGTAAGGGAGGCGGAGGTGGGGCGGGAGGTGGTGGAGGCGGCGGGATTGCCGGCATTGGTGGTATCTTGGGTTGGCTGAAACACATGGCTACTACTCTACTTGTTTAGTTACTATATCTTGTTGAAGTTGTTCGTCGTAAGTCTGTTGTAGATAATTGATTACACTACGTTGTCCTGACTTATACCATATCACTCTGTCTTCGTCTGTCAAGAGGGGACATTTATCTGGGAACAGTTTGTCAAGTTTATTGATGAGGTCCTGTGTTAAAGCAGGGAGTACTATGTCTTGGTCGTTATTCATGCTCTCTATATCCTAGATCGTTTAGTTCTTTAGGTAAGTTACCTTTGTTTATTTGATCTTCGGTCCACGCCCAAGCTGACGCATTCCAAAGGATAGCTGCCGTATGGTCCTCAGTACTATCGCCCTCCCCCAACGCCAACAGATGTCTAAAAATACTGTCATATAATCTACTTAGTGGGAAGCCTTGCTTCCAGTTGTTGTCTCCGTAAAGCTTTCCGCCATCTTCAAATCGTTTGGCGAGACAGCGAAGGGCGATTGGAGGAATAAGGCTGGGTCGTCCCCGTCCAATGTCCCCGTCACGCTTAGCCCCTGTTGAGAAATCTTTAGTATATCCTTGGTTTGGTAATTCTTTGGTGTCCATAATCTTTTAATAGTATTTGTTCTGAAGCAGTAGTTATCTATGCGGAGGAGTCGTGCCATCCAAGCGTTCATCAATGCGTCTTGTTCTGTGAGTCCCGCTTTATCGTAACATGTTACAACGGTCTCCCAAGTGTACCCGTCCTTATCTAAAACTTTCTTAGCTGTGACTGGTCCCATCTTGGGTACGCCTTTGAATCCATCCGTTACATCTCCTGTTATTGTTTGTATTAAGTGAAAGTTATCTGCCTCCTGCTCAGTTGGTTGGTGGTACTCTCCCTTGTTATAGTCGTAGTAGATACCCGGTACTCCTTTGAAGTCCTTGTCTATACTAACTATAATAGTTTCTTCATCCATCTCCTTGTCAGTAGCTAAGATAGATATAACATCATCAGCTTCAAGGTTAGGCCACATCACACCACCCAGTTCATCGATGATCCACTGCTTGACTTGTCGTAAGATGATGGGCAAGCGAGACTTAGAACGATTAGCTTTGTAATCTGGATTTAATTTACGACGGAAGTTAGCACGGTCAGACAGGCACAGTACAACATACTCAGTCTTTAATTGTTCCTTGAACTCTTCTATCCTGTTAATCACACGAGCTTTAGCTAATGCCATGTCTGCGTGTACCGTCCATAGTTCGTCCTTCCATTCGATTGATTCTTCTGCGACAACAGATGCTTCAAAAGCTAGGACATCTGCGTCTATTAATAATGTTGTTTTGGTTTTATTACTCATAATAGGCACTCCAATTGTTTTGGTATTTTTTATATTTAGATTTACTAGGTGTGTCAGGGTATAGCTTCAATGTCTTACTTGTTATAACAGATTGAGGAATCATCCACCACTGATCGAGCGGAGATATATAGATACCTACGATGTCAACGATGTCTGGTATGTGTTCCTTCCCTGTACATCCGCTACCTGTATTCACAGC